CATGTGTAAATCACGAAAAGCACGCATGACATTTGTTACAGATTCTTGTACCTCCCCGTATGCTTTACGAGGATCTTTGTGTCTGGCTTTCTCCTGTTGCAGTAACAGTTCGCTAATCTCTGATATAGAGTCAAGACAAACCGTATCGTATTGAAGTTGTCCAGTATTTAGCAACTCATGAAGTTGCATAAGTTCAGAAGCTTCTTTTACTTCTATAGCATCAACATTAGTTGCATCTTTTATAGATAGCAATCCTGCTTCAGCACTAATTACTAACACCTTACCTGGTGCAGTTTTAGCAAGAGATGTTTTACCTGCTCCAGCCATTCCATAAACAAGAACTTTTGCTCCTTGATCCTGGACTAACTTTTCAGGCGTTACAATCCTGCTTGATAAATCATTATTCATAATATGGTTCCTCCGTAAATAAATAATTGATTTGCTAATTATACACTAAAAGATTACAATGTGTAAAATTAATTTATCAGGAGAGTAAAATGGAGGAAATAGAAAATCTACAATGGATCGCAAATTATTACCACAGACAGAATTCAATATCTCGAGAAAAGCTAAGGAGGTTAGAGAGCATGGGTATCACACCAAAATATAAAGATAGGAAAGTAGAAAGAATAACTTTACCTATGTATATACAATTTTTAGGCAAAGAAAAAGCAGCAAAGGACTGGAACGTTTCAGAACATACTGTAGAGGCTTGGAGGTATGGACATAGGCAACCGTCTGTAAAACAAGCAAAACGTATAATTAAATTAACTAGCGGTAGGCTAGATTGGGAGTCAATATACGGCTCACTAGATGAATTAATTGCAGAAGATTAAAACATGTTTAATTTTAATCTGTCTGAGGGAGAGGCAGCGTTAGATATTGCACTTGCTTATTATGATGAGGGATATAATGTTGTACCTCTACAAAGATCTAACAAAAAACCTCCGCCTTTTTTAAAAGGTTGGGAGCAATACAAAAACGAAAGGCCTTGTAGAACTACCGTTGAGGAATGGTTTACTGATCGCGATAATTTAGTTGTAGCTTTAGTTTGTGGTAAATTTATTGTTGTAGACGCAGACTCTCCAGAAGCTATGACTTGGGTAGAAGAAAATTTACCTACCTGTCCATACAAAGTTAGGACTGGTAAGGGTATGCATTATTATTACAATAATCCTGAAAATTACACCACCTTTGCTACAAGAAGAACAAACGATACACCTGTTGAAAGGTTGATAGATTTAAGGGGTGTTGGCGGACTCATAATTGCTCCATTTAACCGTCATGCAAACGGTCAAATGTATAAGCCAATACCTCTTCCAGGTTGGGATATTTTTGATCATAAAGATCTACCAGACTTTACTCCAAAAGAGTTTGAGAAAATAACTGGAGTACCAAAACATGATACCGCTAAAAAAACAGCCCCTTTTTCTTTACACGGTGTTAATGAGGGATCAAGAAACGATAACGCAGCACGTATAGCAGGGTATTTAATATCCAAAAACCTTAACCTAGACTTTGTAAGAATATTTTTACACAATTGGAATAGGGATAATAAACCACCTTTACCACAACAAGAAATAGATTCAGTAGTAGATAATGTTAAAAAAACACATGATAGGAAAAATCAAATAGCACCTCTGTTTGTTCAAACTAAAGAAGATATTAGACCGCCTGATGATTTATTTAGCCCTCCAGGCTTACTTAAAGATATGTATGAGTATGCAGAGGAGATAGCACAAGTATCACAACCAGAATTGTCCTTAGTGGCTGCTTTATCACTTGCTAGTGTTGTTTGTGGCAGGATATTCAAAACCGACATGAATAACTTTTCTAGTATGTATTTCATGTGTATTGCTAAGTCAGGACAAGGCAAGGAAAACATAAAAACCTTTGTTGAAGCAGTTTTAAATGCTTCTGAACACGATAAATTGATAGTAGGTGATGGATATACCTCTAGTGGTGCAGTTCATTCAGTATTAAAGATGAGGCCAACACATATAACTATTATGGACGAGTTTGGTAAAAGATTAGAAAGCATAAGTCAAGCTGGTAATACTAACAAAGAGGACGGCATACAAACGCTTATGGAAGCTTGGGGTAGATGCCACGGTACCTTAAGACCAGATAATTATTCTTTAATGGGCATACAAGTAGAAGACATCAAAGAAAAGATTATGAACCGTGTGACACATAAACCTGCTATAACTATGGTTGGTTTATCTGTACCCAAAAACTTTTATAAAGCTTTGAACTCTGGCCGTATAGCTGACGGCTTTCTAAATAGATTTATGGTTATAGAATCCAAAGAACCAAGACGTGTATCTAATCTTAAAAAGATAAAAAGCCCGCCACTAACAATAGTCAACTGGGTAAATTATATTAGGAGAGATAGGGGTGGCTTGTCAGCTCCTATGGTCAATAACTCTGAATATAATATACCGCAAGAAGTATTAGCCTTTGATCATGATTCAGAGCAGTTATTACAAGAGTTTGCAAGTGAAATAGTACAAAGACAAGATATATTGGAAAGAGATGGCCTAGAGCCGCTTCTAAGCCGTTCTAAGGAAAAAGCTATGCGATTAGCTCTTATATGTGCCTTAGCATCAAATGCTCAGACACCAACAATTACAGCGGACGTAACTAAGTGGGCAATAGATTATGTTAGATATTACGACATGCTCTTTATAGAAGCCTGTAGAGACAAAGTAGCAAGTTCTGCAACCGAAGCTAAGATTAAGCAAGTATTGTCTTATATAAGGTCTAGGGAGAGCGAGGGCATATCTAAAAGAGAGGTTGACCGTCATGAACTATTTAGAAGCATGAAGTCACATGAGGTTAAAGAGATTATAGAAAGACTTAAAAACGCTGGAGAAATCCAGGAAATAGATATAAAAGTAGGGGGCAAAGGCAGGCCAACCAAAAGGTTTGTTGCTGTTGATCCTACATTCTTTGAAGAATAGGAGGTAATTATGTTTAAAACACCAAGTTTTGAAACAATACAAGATAAAAAAAGAGAAGATAGAGTAGCAGGTTTTTTAGAGGGATTATGGCAAGTAAGCTGTCATAAACTACCAGTTAGTTATGGTATAGATTATTGGATAGAATCAGCTGATAAATGGTACTGGTGTGAGATCAAGTGCCGTAGTTTTGCTAGTGATAAGTACGATACATTTATATTATCTGCAAACAAACTACGTAAAGGTGCTTCGTTTAGTCAATCTACAGGCTATCCATTTATAACTGTGTACGGTATGACAGACGGTATTTGGATGCATGAATGGATGCCAGATCACGTTTACGATATACGTATGAATATCAATCCAACACCTAATTATGACGAGGATAACGAACCATACATACACATACCAAAAGAACATTTAACATGTTTATCAGATGTACCGTTGGGTTTTGATAGGGATGAGATAGGACTTATATAACAGGTCTTCTAAATAGACGTTCAGCAAATTCTATTCTGTCTTGCTGTGCTTGTCTTAATGGATCAGAAATTTGTACAGGTGCAACCTGCGGTAAGCTTATATTAACTTGAGGTGCTCTAGTCTGTTCGGGTTGTTCTATAATATCTGTTTCACTAAAATCTGGTATGTTTTCTTCTAATAAATTAGTTATAGTTTCTGTTCCTTTTATTAGTTCGCCATTAACATACCTATAACCAAGCTGTGCTGTTATTCTTCTAAAAATTTCAAATGCTTGAGCGATTGATCCTTTATCTGTTTTTGATGCATACTTAATAAAAAGTTTACTACCTAATAATCTTCTAGCAACGTCTAAACCTGCAAGTGTAGATAAAGATGCAAGTGGTTGAAATATTATGGCGGCACCAATACCAGCAGCTACTATAGCACCAGGAAAGTTGCCTCTACCTATTTCTCCTTTTGTTAATACGTCAATCGTATCAGCAAAATGTTTTAAGTCTTTTGTAAATTCTTTACCAAACATAGCTTCTAATGTTTCATCACTATATTGATCCAAAGCTTTGTTTAAGTTTTTTGCTTTAAAAATATCTGTTACGTTACCACCTTTGACGTTGTAATCAATAGCATCCTCTAAAAGCCTTCCGATGCTAGCTTCCTGTACTTTTGCAAAGTCATCTGGTTCCATGATATTTTTAAGCCTTGCAATATTTTCACTATTTTTTGGCCTAAAAATTGTTTCTACAATCTCGCTAGGAGTTCTATTTGGCAATTCTGAAAGATTACGGTTAGCTAACAAATCAGCTTCTCTAGCTGATGCTTTGGCTTGTGCCTCTAAAGCATTAATAAAAGCTCTGCCTTTGGGTGTTGTGCTTAAGCCGTCTTGTCCTCTAAAAACTTTTACTAAATCCTCAACATCAGTAGATTTTAGTTTTGGAGCTACTTTTATTAATTGATTTATAGTTTGTAATATTGTTGGACCGCTTGATGTGCCATCAGATGCTTTAAATAAAGAATTTATTTTCCCTGGATGTTTAGATTCAAATTTTAATATTTCTTTTGCAAAAGCAGTGTAATTTAACATATCTGTAACAGGATCTATGCTTTTGTCAAAAGCATTAGCAAACAATTTTTGTGCAGTTTGTGTTTTTACTCTATTGAGGTTTGTTGCAAACTCAGCTTTATCATGATTTTTTAAATATTTATCGTAATCGTCTACTGCCTTAAAGAAATCATCTAATTGTCTGAGTGAACCATTAAATATTAGTTTATCGTAAACCTCATCAGGATCAAAACCTCCTGAACCTCTAGCAGTATTTGTGATATTTTTGATTGTTGCATTTTTAAAAGGTTCATTTAATTTTGCATTTAGTCTGTCTGCTTCTCTTAATAAATCAATACTTTCATTAATTTTTTTTATTTCATCAAAAGACATAGTACCAAAAATGTTTTTACCTTTAGCATTTTCTAATTTAATAATTTCTCTGCCGTTAAGTCCCAAAACAGTAAATATGCTATCTGCTTCCTTTGGATTATTTTTTAAAAAATCTTCACCTTT